ATCTATTGTTAACTTGTCTAAGAAAGTTCTTAGTGAAGAAACAGTAGTTGAAGAGGTGGTTTTAGCTGACGAGGTAGTTGAGGAAAAAGAAGTAGAAACAAAGGAAGCTGTTGCTCCTGTTGTAGAAGCTCCTGAAGTAGTTCAACCTGCTGCTGTATCTAAAAGTGAATTTGACTCTGCAATAGCAGAAATCAAAGAAATGTACACTAAGGTATTAGAAAGCATATCTCCAAGCCAACCACAAGAAGTACCAGAAGCTTTATCTGAAGTAGTATCTGAAGAGGAAGTAATCGAAGAAGTTAAAGAAGAAGTTGAATTATCAACTGAAGAAGTAACTGAAGAAGTATTGCTTGAAGAAGTAGTAGAATTAAAAGAGGAAGTTGTATTAGACGAACTAGTACACGACCCTGAATCAGTGGTGGATACAAAGGAAAAATTCCTTTACGCCCAAAATAGAGTACAAACAACAGAAGACGTAGTCTTCAATTCATTATTTAAAAACTAAAAAAAAGATGCCAACAACAACAAACATCACAACGACTTATGCAGGTGAGAAAGCAATGCCTTACTTACAAGCTGCGTTATTAACTCCTAACACTATCCGTAATGGTGGGGTTACAGTTAAGCCAAACATTAAATTCAAGCAAGTATTGAAAAAAGTAGCTATGAGCGACTTAATCAAAGATGGTACTTGTGATTTTACTCCAACTGCTACATTAGACATTACTGAAAACACTTTAGAGCCTAAAGAATTTCAAGTAAACTATACTCTTTGTAAGCAAGATTTCCGTTCTGATTGGGATGCAATTTCTATGGGATTATCTGCACACGATAACTTACCACCAGATTTAGCTTCTTTTATTATCGCTAAGACTGCTGCTGAAGTAGCTACTGCTAATGAGACTATCTTATGGCAAGGTGCTGATGCTAACGAAGGTGAATATGATGGATTTGAAGCTTTATTTGCTGCTGATGCAACTGTAATTGACGTAGCTGGTGTAGCTTCTGCTGCTGCAACTGTACAAGCTGAAATGAGAAAAGTAATCAACGCTATTCCTCAAACTATATATGGAAAAGAAGATTTAAAACTATACATCGCTTCTGATGTTTATAGAGCTTATATTTCTTCTTTAGCTTTAGCTGGAAACGGAAACGGATTCGAACAAAGAGGTTCTAATCAAGGTTTCTCTAACCTACAATTTGAAGGTGTAAACTTATTTATGGCTAACGGATTGTCTGCTGGAAATATGGTAGCTTGTCAATCATCTAACTTATTCTTCGGAACAGGATTAATGTCTGACCAAAACGAAGTATCTGTTTTAGATATGGCAACTCTTGATGGTTCTCAAAATGTGAGATTCATTATGCGTTATACTGCTGCTGTAAACTATGCTTACGGTGCTGAAATCGTATGGTATTCTGTAGCTTAATTAACAACAACTTGATAGAAGGGGAGTTTCACGACTCCCCAATATCTACTAACTCATAAAAATATAAACAAATGGCTTGCGAAAACTTATCTTTAGGGAGATTAAAACCCTGTAAAGACAGCGTTGGAGGATTAAAGGCAGTTTATTTCATCAATTACGGTGAACTAGGCCCTATAACCTTTGACTCTTCAGATACTGATGTAATCGATTCAATCGGTACTGGTGTATCTTGTTACAAATATGATGTTCACTTTTCTTCTTCATTAACACAAAATATCCAGGCTTCTATGGAGAATGGTACTGTTGCTTTTGAACAAGTAGTTGAATTATCAATGCCTAGATTATCTAAAGAAGATAACAAGGAGATTAAACTAATTTCTTACGGACATCCTCATATAGTAGTAGAAGACCAAAACGGTTCATTCTTTTTAGCTGGTACAGTTAATGGAATGGAAGTTACGGGTGGTACTATTGTTACAGGTACTGCAATGGGAGATATGTCAGGATACACTCTTACTTTAACAGGTATGGAGAAAACTCCTGCTAATTTCTTAGCTTCTGACTTAGCTACTGCTGGTGGAACTGTAGTATTAGGAGTATAATATTATTTATTAATTCAGAGACAAGCACCCTTCGGGGTGCTTTTCTTGTTTATAGAAACAAAAACACTATTTTTTAGTTATATTGTATGAAGATTATAAACCCTTTATTAACTACACACACCATAAGTGTTTTACCTAGAAAGACTTACTCTGAAGGAAACATTTCAGAAGACTATTCTTTTAGAGTTGACTCTGATGGAGGTATAGTGGAGTCTTTATCTTGTACGGAAGTAATTAAGCAAGAAACAACGTTGATACTTATAAATGAGGACACTAACAAAAGCACTACTGTATTTGCAGATAATGTAGTTATCTCAAGCAATCAGATGGTGTTTACTATTAGTGATGTTGCATTTAAAGAAGGAGAGCGTTATACTTTTAAAATATATAAGCTAGAAGAAGAGATATTCAGAGGGTTATTATTTGTAACTCAATATGACCAAAATAATTACACGATTAACAATAATGAATTTGTTGTAGATGTAGATACAGATTCAGAATCAATTAAAGTATATGAATAAAAAGAAAGGAAGTAAAAGACCTAATATTAGCTTTGTCGAAATGGCAAACTATGAGAGACCAGAGGTTATTGAAACTGCTAAAGATGATTATATATCTTACGGTTCAGATAACAACTACTATGGAGAAATCATTGAGAGATACTTAGGTTCTCCAACTAACTCTCGTTGTATTAACGGTATTAGTGATATGATTTTCGGTAGAGGTTTAGATGCTATTGACAGAAACATTAATATAGATTCTTACATTGAAATGAAGAAACTTATTGATGAAGTGGAGCTAAGAAAGATTGTAGGAGACAGAAAGCTATTAGGTAGTGGATGTATTAAAGTAAATTACAATAAAGATAAGACTAAGATTATTGCTATTAAGCATCACCCAATGGAAACTCTTAGAGCTGAGAAGACTAAAGAAGGTGTTATAAAGGCTTATTATTATCATCCTGACTGGAAGAATAAAAAAGAAGGAGACCAACCAAAAAGAATACCTACATTCGGTAATGGTAGTGACAAGCAAACTACTGAAGTATTTGTAATAAGACCTTACGTATCGGGATTCTATTATTATTCTCCTTGTGATTACCAAGCGTCTTTACAGTACAGTCAGCTTGAGGAAGAGGTTTCCAACTACCATATATCGAACATACAGAATGGTCTTCAACCAAGTCTATTAGTTAACTTTAATAATGGAGTTCCTTCTGAGTCTATACAGGCTTCTATGGAAAGAAAGATTAAAGATAAGTTTGGTGGTTCTTCTAACGGAGGGCGTTTCATTTTATCTTTTAATGAAGATAAAGAAACTGCTGCTTCTGTAGAGCCAATACACTTACCTGATGCTCACGCTCAATACCAATTCTTAGCTGATGAAAGTAGAGAGAAGATAATGTTAGGTCACGGTATTGTGTCTCCAATCCTTTTAGGGATTAAAGACAATACAGGTTTCGGTAACAATGCAGAGGAATTACGTACAGCTTCTATCTTAATGGATAATATAGTTATACGACCTTTTCAAGAGAATATTATACAAGGACTAAACAAGATACTTGCATTTAACAAAATATTCTTATCATTATACTTTGTTACATTACAGCCTATCGAATTTGTTGAATTAGACAATATAGAAACATCTGTAGTTAAAGAGCAAGAGACTGGAGAAAAGTTGTCTAAGGTTGACAATTTAAAATACAAAGTAAACGAACTAATATCTAAATTTATATAATGGCTAAAGCACTATTTGCTTCTACAGCATACGTTAAGAAAAAGAGTATTATCTCAGGCTCAGTAGACCCTGATAAAATGCTACAATTTATAGAGACAGCACAAGATATGCACATCCAAAACTATTTGGGTACTGCTTTATATAAGAAACTTATGTTGCTTATATCTAACGATACTATTACTGACGCAGAAAACCAAAAGTACAGAGACTTACTTGATGACTATATTAAGCCTATGTTAGCCTGGTTTACACAAGCAGAATACATTCCATTCGCTGCATACACTATAAGTGAAGGTGGTATGGGGAAACATCGTTCTGAGAACTCTGATTCCTTAGATAGAGTAGAGATAGCTGGTCTTGCTGCAAGAGCAAATGACAAAGCTTCTTTCTATGCTGAAAGGTTTATAGAGTTTATGTGTGACAATCCTAATCTATTCACAGAGTATAACGAAGGGTCTCAAGATATGACTCCTGATAAAGAAGTTGATTCATTTGGATGGTTTTTAGGTTAAACTTTAATATGGATTGGGGTATGAAAGATAAGATAAATAAATATAAACTAAAGGTTAACTACTCAAGTAAGTTAGATAAGTTTGTAGATAAATTAGATAACAAAACAAAAAAAGATATAGATAATGGGAGTGACACTAACAGGTAAAGTAATAAAAGACACTTACGACGGACTATTAAAGTTTGAGGACAATCAAGCTGTTAGCACTTCTGAAAGAAGAATTACTGATGGATTTGGTAACGACACAGGTATTAAGATTGGCACTGAATCTGTAACTCTATCGAAGGGTTACACTGAGATGTCTATTTCTGATATAAACTCTGAAGCAGATGGAAGCGTTCTTGTGTCAAAAGAATGGTCAGAACAATTAATCACTAATAACACAAATACAATAGCATACGATTTTTACGGTGATGGAGTTAAGACTTCTTTTGATTTTACATTAGATTTCTCAAACTATATGGTTCAAGCTTGGAATACTGACACTGGAGATTATCTGGCACAAGGAGCTGGATTTACCATTTCAAGAAGTGGTTCAACAATAACATTAGACTTTTCATCGCCTTTAATTCTTAATTCTCATTATCAGGCAATGTTTGTTTATGTGCTTGGTCCTTTGTATTAAAAAGAAACAAATTAACAATAAATTAGTATTATAATAGTATAAAAAAACAATAAAATGGCAACAAAAATTTACGAAGACGC